TAATTTTTTTAGTTTTTTATCAACTCGTTTCAACATATTATTGAAACCAACCCTTGCGGATGAAAAGAAAAATGGTCGTGCGGGTAAATTTACTTCACGAATTCCTTTGCCCTTGAATTGTGCTGCATACGAATCAGGAATTCCAAGTTCCTTCATATCCGCCAAACTCACTGATGATCCAGTTCCAAATTCAATATAAGGTGCATAATCAGCATTAGCAAATACATCAACACCTTTTCCCGATGCCTCCGCATTTATACTTTGGCGCAATCCGCCCGTATCCTTTGCTGCGGATTGTTTTGCCCTGCCAACAATTTCCATTGCACTCCTTCCAATTTCATTTGAAAGTTCTTGTTTTGAGAACTTTTGCAATTGCGCAAGTTTTTTATTCAACTTTGCTAAATCCATTTGATTGATTTTCACATTCATATCGTAACCGCTTTGATTGTTGTGTACTTGTCAATCGTGGAATCAAACTTGTCATTGATGCGGTATTTTTCACCCGATGATTCAAGTTCCAACACATCACTCATTAGGATTTGATTTGCTGCCTTTTCCCGCATTATTATTTCAATTGCGGTGCGTTGCTCCCTAATTCCGTTTTCCTGCGTTATTTCGCCTGAATTTTCCTTGTAGGCGCACCAAAAGGTATGCACAATGGTTTCGGAACTCGTGAAACCTCCGAATCCATCCGCCTCCTTTGTAAGGCGCAACACTTTTATTCTTTTATTTAACCGCCCTGCATCCATTAAACAAACATTGATTTGTAAGATGTAAGTATTGTTTTGGCATCAGTTGGAATCAAATGCACACTTGATCCTTCAATGAAATCCGCACGATTGTCGTAATACGTTGAAATCGTTTGGAGCATTGCTTGTTTCATTAGTGCGTTGTTGATGCCACTTGTGATGTAAGTGATTTTAACCTTTTCCGCAGCACCACCATCCAATTCAATGGTTTCATTATCCAAACCAAGTATTGTGAATGTTGCGGTTTCATTGTTGATTGTAACGCTTGAAATGGATGCCACTGGAGCAAAAGGAATGTCGATCAATCCCGTTGTTGTAACATCAACATAATATGTTCTATTTTTCGGAACAATATCCCTTGAAATATAATTCTCACACCATATTCGTGCGGTTTCAATCATCAAGCCGATAAGCGTATCATCCGCTGATGTGTCAATACGTGCAAAATCCTTCACATCCTGAATGCTTATGATTTCATTTCCAGTTGTGGAATTTATTTTGATTTGCCTCATTACTTTTATTTTGTGTAAAGTTAAAAAAAAAGAGGCACATTGATTGCACCTCCTTTTAAGTTGAAACAGAAAAAAAACTCGTTAAAGAATTGATGCGAAATTACGAAAATTTTTCTTATAAATACCATCAATGCTTAATCTTATTCCTTTTTGTTCTTTATTTTCTATGATAAAAAAGCCATCATATTCAATAAAATAAATAGCAAAATAATCAACGTATTTTTTTGAATAACCTTTCCCAGATCTTGAAAGGTTTATGTGAATGTTGTTTTGATTTTTTTTACGATCAGCGGAAACCGATTTGATTTGTATTTTAAACAGTTTGCCATCCTTTTCAATTATGGCATCATAAGGTGATGAATCAAGCAAAGGCATTGACACATTGAATCCATTTTCCATTGCTATCGTGCCAAACTTATATTCAGCAAAGCAACCCCGTTGATTAATATCCACAAAATAAAAATACAAAAAAAAAGGGGAAACCAATCGGAAACCCCTTTTCAACTTAAACAAACTATGAAAAACACACTCTATTATCGAGCGATTTTCTTTTCCAATTCACCGAGTTCCCTCAACACCATCAATTGTTTTGATAATGGCAATCGGTTGAATTCCTTTGCATCCAATAGTTGCAAATACCTTTTGTAATCTGCATTCAAATAATCCATCATTTTTCCTTATTTAACATCATTGTGAATCCAATGAGGATCGTAAAAATCCCCGTAAACATATCATTGAAAAGGTATATTGTTCGGATGCCAATCAAAAAGAATAACCAACCCAACAATCCCTTGTTTACTTTCACATCTTTCCTTTTCATAACCCCATCCATTTATCAGCGTGAGCGCATAGTTGGCAAAATGTGCATACCAATCCAAATGCAGCAACATATATAATTGTGTCAAAAATAAAGTTTTCGATTTTCCGTTTCATTGTTTCAAGTTTTATGGGGAGGTTGCCCTCCCCGTTTATTTTATTTTATTATATTTTCGTTTTCATCAATATAATAAGGTATATACATTTCTGTTTTTAAAATTAAATCAACTCTTAAAAGTTTATTTTCAATAGTTCTTTTAATTTCGCAAAATTCATTTTTAAGTAAAGTTTTCATCTTGTTTGTTTTTAATGTTTCAACAGTACAAATATAGGAAAAAATTCTTTCCCTCCAAACAAATATCAAAAAAAAATGCAAAAAAAAAGAGGTGACCGAATATGATCACCCCTTTTGTTGGTTGTAATGCCCTATTGATTAGGGAGTTTCAAGTGCAGCTTTTGCAGTTGAGAATGTACCATTTACGAATGCATTTGGCAAGTAGTTTGTCAATGCAATACGTTCTGATACTCTTACAGTTACGAATCCATCACGTACGTTTGTGCCATCTTCTCTGAAGAATTCAACACCAACGTTGTCACGCACCCAAAGTTGAGTTCCAACACCGAAGTTTCCACAAAGGAAAGTTCCAGCGGTGATTGCGGTATTAAGCACAACAGGAACACCCATAAATGCAGGTTGTAATCCAGCATAAACCTGATCTTTCAAATAGCTGTTTTGGCTATCTTTCAATAAAAGGATTTTGTGGAAATCTGTTGGATGTAGCATAATGTAATCTGCATCATAATTGCTCAATGCCAATTGGTTAAGAGCAGCAACAAGAACATCAAATTCATTTGCTGATTCTACTGATTGGTAAAACGCACCGCCAGATGAAACATCAAAATCAGCTGCATCAGTTATGATTCCGCTCAAGTTTGGAGCAGATCCATTTCCTGAAAGGATTTGTGTATCCTCAACTGAAAGTAGTTTTTCAGGCGCACGAGCAGAAAGATAAGATGTCAATTGTGGAGTATCCGCCAACATTTCCTCACTGATGCGGAAATACGTTGCAATCTTGCGAACGTTTGCATCAGATGCAGTGAAATCGAAATCAGATTGTGCAATTGCACCACCTTCAGCAGTTGCAGCAGCACCATTTGAATATCCAGATTCTTTCACAAAACGTACAACATCAGATGAAGTTGTTCCCTGTGGAATCAAGTTTCTGATGTGAGTTGAACGTGTTGGATCGAATTTGTATCCTGCAACTCTATCCGCAGGAATCACCTCACCAGTGAAGTCAGCTGCAACAGTCATGTCAGCTTTTACCTCAAATGATGCAGATCTTGCGTTTCCTTTTGCGATTGCTTCAATAGCACCATCATTGATGGCACTTGTTAAAGCACCTTTGAAAGATACGTTGTTGCTAACTTCAAACGATTTTTTGTTTGCAACTTCCATTGCATCCATACGCTCGTTGAATTGTGTTGTTAGGTTGCTGATTTCGCTTTTTAGCATTTCATCAGCTTTCCCAGTAGCGGATTCAACCGCTTGTCCTTGCGCCTTTTCAAGTTTGGCATCGATTAAATCGCCAAGTTGATCAAGTTGCGCTTTTGTATTTTCATTCATTTTTGAAAATTTTAAAAGTTGTTAATTAAATTTATTTGATAAGTATGCGAACACATCAACATCATTCGTTTCTTTCGGCAAAGTGACTTTATCAGTCGGCTTTGTGAAATCAATGAAAAGCGATTTCAGTTTTAGCAGTTCAGATTCAATTGCGTATCCCATATCATCGGAAATGTTACCCTTGCGGATAAGTTTTGCCAATGCATCGAAACGCTTGAATTCGTTTTCAATATCCACTTTCCCTTTCACATCAAGAATCTTTGCTTGATCATTGGCTGCCAAAGTTACTGCGGATATTTCATAAAGTTTGACTTCCGTAATTTCACGATAATCATCCTTCATTTGTTTTTGTATTGGCAAAATGCCAACTGAATTTTCAGTGACAATTCCCGCTTTCATAAGTTCAAGCGCATCATTGCCAAGTGT